ATTATGACGAAAGGACATACTACATATTTGATAAAGCCAAGAGCTTGTTGCGGATTAGTTTCCGTAGCAGGCTCTTTTTTGTTTTGTATGACCAAATAAAGAAGACATGCCTCTGTAATAAGAAGTATTGTCAATTCTTAATACAGATGATGAATTACTAAACGCATTTTTGCGTTTAGCTTTTGTATCAACGACTTACGAAGATTCAACAGGCAAAAGTAATTAAAAACGTTGATAATTAATGTGATGCAAAAGTGCAGGACATGTTTATTAAATATATAATAAGAAGTAATATGCTAGTTGTAGAAAAAGTTTCGTCTGCTCTTGAAATGAGTGGAATTATGGTTTACGAACACCCACTATTTGGCAAAGTTCGTATGTATGTTGAAAATGGTAAAAGTTGGTTTTGCGGAATGGATATTGCCACTTCTCTACAGTATTCAAATCCATCAAAAGCAATTATAGATCACTGTAAACCAGCCTCCATAACGATTCGGGAAGTAGGGGTGCAAACTGGATTAAAAGCAGATGGCACGCCAGCTATACAAATGAAATCAATGAAGTTTATCAGCGAAGGCAACATCTATCGCTTGATAACCAAAAGTCAGATGCCGAAAGCTGACGAGTTTGAGAGTTGGATATTTGATGAGATTGTTCCTTCGGTGGTAAATACAGGTAGTTACTCGCTTCACTCTCAGTATAACGTCCCTCAATCTTTTGGAGAGGCCCTTATGCTAGCTGCCCAACAGCAAATGAAGATTGAGGAGCAACAGAAACAAATAGAACAGAAGACCGAGCAACTTGATGAATCCAAAGAATGGTACAGTATCAAGCGTTGGGCAAAGGAGCATAATATGAACTGGCGTTCCATCAACTGGCGAAGAATGAAAGCATTATCTTATGGATTGGGCTACGAGATCAAGAAGATATTTGATGCCAACTATGGACAGGTGAATATCTATCATATTAATGTGTTCAAAACTTACTTTAAATGAAAGACGTAATTTACAATTTTATCAACGAGCACATGATGATACATATTGTGCTTATAGCCTTGTGTATTGCGGCTACAATGGGGGCTATGTTAGTAGACCTTATCACGGGAGTAATGAAAGCCAAGCAACGGGGAGAGGCAAGAACATCCACTGGGTATAAGAAAACAGCCGT